CACAAGCTGAAAAGATAGAAGATAGCAAATGCCCTGAATCAATATGGGATAAGTGGGAGAAAGAGGAATTAAAGGTAGAAGATTCTGGTAGCGAAGCAGATTTCGGTACCAAAGATAAGCAAGAGAGTTGGGAAGACTTTTGCAACTTATGTACTTGTAAATGTGATTTTAGAGGTAGCATTAAAACACCTGCTTTCCAATGTTGTTCGTATTTAGACTTCATCAAGTCCCTACTAGAAGCAGAGAAGAAGAAAGCTGTAGAGGAATACGGCCATAAGTTTATTGAAGATGTTATAGGTATAAGCAATTTAGATGGTGGCAAGTGGGGTATAACTCATGCAAACATGTTAAAACTTAAAGCAAAGTATGCAGAAGATAAAGATATGTCTTGGAAGGCTGGCAAAGGACTTAAAGCAAAGTATAAGAAAGGAGATAAGTAATGAACAGTGTGTTTTGGTTTTTTGTAATAATGTTTCATCTTTGGTATGTATTCTAATGGAGGGCTTGATAGCTTTTTTAATAACATGGGTATTGGCGAGTAGCATAGGGTTCGATACCGGAGTACAACACCAGATATACTACGATAAAGTAATGAGAGAAGATGCAGGCAATACTATATATCGAGAAGGATATGAGCTGGGGTTGCGTAAGGCGGAGCTTGATAGAAAAATTAAGATGATTGAGTTAGGTATAGGGTTTATGGGAGATGAAGATTAGACTGCTCATAATCTTCTTGATGTTAGTGAGCACAAGCTTTTCAAAGCTAATCACCGTGTCCAACCACGTTGACACAGCGGACACCTTTGATACAAACACTATTGTTAATATGGGAGTGTCGGGTGAGAGTTTGTACATCTATTACACAGAAGATGAGGCGGTAAAGCATACTCAGATAAGGTTTGAAGATTTTGATACGGCATTCGAAGAGTTTAAATATATTATGAAGGAGATGAGATAAAATGGGCAGAGCAAAAAAGTTCAGTTCAATAGAAGAAGGAAAATCACAGTTGTTTTGTTGGGATAATCTTATAAAGAGAACAGCCTCTGAAAGTATCGTAAAAAAAGATGGAAGCAATCAGATTATCAACGTGTATGGCATATCAAGAGGGACTCTTAGAGCTTTGATATCAGAAGGAGTCGATATAGTACGAGAAGAAGATACCTGTTATGTAATAGAGACGGGCAACTTCTGCCTTCCAAAGGAATGGTTTAAGAAAGCAGTGGTGCCCCAATGGTCATGATAAATCCGACACATTTTATTTATCGCAGAGACTATCCGATATCTAAGCGTAAAGTAGAGGTTATGGGCAAGGCTAAGAAGGCTAAGGCATGAGCACAGAACACTATTGTAAATATTGTAAGAAGAAGACGAGAGGCTTCATTATAAATATATATGATAAGAGCACATTCAAATGTTTGGAATGTAAAAATGAATCGGAGCATACCCGGGCGAAAAAGAAAAGCGCCCCTATAATTATACGCAAAGGCGGAGGTTGGGGTGGCGGTGATTGGTAATATGAGAATTATTTTATTAATTTTACTACTCAACCTAGCATCAGCAGAGAGCTACATCTACCTAGGTCAAGGAGATGATGGGAAGCTAATGGCTGGAGTAACTGTTAAAATAAATATAGGAGGAGACGCTTATATTGAATCAGATACGAAAAGTACAGGACTCGGCAAAGCACCTAAAGGCGTTGGTTTTTCACCGAAAGAGATAGAGTATCATTTGAAGCTCCACTATAAAGGAGCTTCGTATAGGCATTATTGCGTCCATAATTTAGACGCGATAAGCACCACCTCCAGGACAGGCGACTATATAGGATACGAGTACGAAGTTTCAAAAAGCGAATAGATTACAAACAACGAATTTGTTGTTTCTATATAAGTGTTATATAATATAAGTATAGAAAAAATAAAGGAGACGGCCATTATGGGTAACTTAGGATTTAGAATTTATAATTGTTTTGATAAATTTGATATAAATGATTTATTGGAATTTGGAAAGATTGCAAAGATTAAGCTCGTCAATACTACAGTTAATAGTGATTCAGTATTTTACGAAATAGAGTTTTACAGCGATTTTAGAAAAAAAGTGCATAACTACTTAGAAAGGTACGGTGCTTAAGATGGATATATGGGAACCAAGTAGCAGCGAATGGGAAATAGCACAAGAAGCGTTAGAAATGAGCGATGGAGACGATGACGAAATAGACTACGACTTACTAAATAAGGGGTAAATATGAGAGATAAACAGATACTAATAGCAGGCTACGGTTACGTTGGGAAAGCAGTACATAAGCTATTTAAGAACGTTGATGTGTACGACCCTTATATCACAGGACTAGATATAAATATTGAAATGTTCGATTATGAATATTGTATGGTTTGTGCATCTACACCAATGAACGAAGATGGCTCCTGTAACTTTAGCGCAATAGAAGATATTGTATCTAAGGTATCAGCAGAAGTCTTTATTATTAGGTCTACAATGCCCCCGTCTGCGCTTGATAAGCTTAGAATGGAGTATGGTGCTCATGTTGTCTTCCAGCCTGAATACGTTGCCAGCTCCAGTCCTTATCCTGCGCCTATGGACGATATCAAGAAACATCCATTTATAGTACTGGGTGGTGATAAAGTAAGTGTTAAGAAAGTAAGAAGATTATACGAAACTGTGTATCCTCCAACCACTCGGATACTGGAAACGGATATGCAGACTGCCAGTGTTATCAAATATGCAGAGAATTGTTTCATAGCTACTAAGGTAACATTCTGCAATGAGCTTTACAATATTTGTGAGGCGACGGGAGTAGATTACGATGTAGTGAAAGAAGGGGTATTTGATTTAGACCCTAGAATGAATACTTGGTGGACAAACATTTATAAAGATAACCGAGGCTGGGGAGGCCATTGTTTGCCTAAAGATGTTAGAGCCATAATAGAGGAGAGCATGAGCGAAGGATATAATCCCCTGTTTCTAGCGGACCTCGTTTTCAATAATAAGAGACACAAAACATGAGGCAGTATTACCTGACTTCAGACATGAAAAAACCACATTCCAGAGAAGAAGTGCTCCAAGCACTAATTACAATTGGGGACGTATTCTCAATTGAGAATATAATATTTTATGAAAATAGTATAAAAATATTTCCCAGACATAAACAAGACAAAGGTGTTATCTTAAGATTTAATCCGGATTCGAAACTTCATAGAAGGCCATATCCCTCGAACTTACGGAAAGAGGAGTAATTATGCAAATATACAGTCCTTCTGAGAATACATCATATTATGTAATAAATGAGGTAACCCCTTCAGCCGAGGGGGCCAAGAGAGTAGCGCCAGAAGAGGCAGCGCAGTTTAATAAAGGAAACCACGGTGTCTTTTTTGCTTTACAGAAATTCCAAGACGATAGAAGAATTAAGACTAAACTGACGCAAATACGGACAGTAGCACTAGACCTAGATAACGGTACTAAAGAAGAATTGGAGTCGTTGATAGATACATCCCCACTATTACCATCGCTTGTAGTGGAGACTAAAAACGGATTTCACGTTTATTTCTACATAAGACCGATTATGGTGACCGAACACACTAGAAATGCAATACTGGCTGAATTTAACGTGGTTATGGCGCATATATTGCCCCACTTCCAGTACAGAGATGACAGAACTGGCAATTTATTGCTTCGAAACAATAAAGCAGTAGGTGCAGATAACAATGCTAAGGATGTTTGTCGAGTACTGAGAGTACCTGGATACGAGCATAGAAAGCAAGTAAACGAACCATTTACGATAACAGTATCTGCGGAGACAAACTGCCTGTATACGTTCGATGAGTTAAAGAACAACTTCGCTTTAATCGAAGAGAGGACAGAAAATGGAGCTTTTGAGAGCGAAATAACGCCTAATTATAATATCTTTTGGGACGACTTAATATCAAGACCAGTAAGAGATTGCCTCAGTGTTCTTTCAGGCAGAACCTGTGTTGGCGGAGATAAATTCACATTCTCACAGAATAGCAACAAAACAACGCAGATAATAGCAAACAAAAAACCCACATCATGCTTTATCGATTTAGAAAATAAGATAGGAAGCAGTGATAAAGGAGGCCCTACTATAATTCAATGGCTTCAATGGTATGGTCATACTTATGCACAGATTGCTCATATTGCTAAGGATACATTAAAAATAGAAGCATCTAAACCCACTAACTATAAACTCATGTTACAACTAACTAAAAACAAAGAGCTAATAGCGTACAAGGGAGAAGTATTCATATACGATAAAAAAGAACATATATGGAAACACCAAGAAGATTCGTTCGTGCGCAAGATTATACACAAAATATGTCTAGATAATAGAATAGACCCGACCAATGGAAAAGTAACAGATATCCATAATCTAGCCTTAGACCATTTCTTCGAAAAAGATATACATTTCAATGTAAACAAAGATATACTGACTTTTAAGAACGCAGTCTTAGACATAAGTAACCCGCTAAAACCCAAAGTCCTGCCGTTTTCACCTCAATATTATAGTACTATTCTGTTGCCGTATGAGTACAAGCCTCAGCAAAAGTCGCCAATATGGAATAAATTCTTAAACGAAGTACTGCCTGATAACGAAAGCCAAAGACTAGTTCAGGAAATGTTCGGATATTGTTTGACTACTTCAACAGTACACCACGTAGCTTTCTTTTTAGATGGTGGTGGAAGAAACGGGAAGTCGACGTTTATGGAAGTATTAGCTAAGACTTTAGGCGAAGAAAACGTATCATCGGTCAGCTTCCATTCACTCAGTAATCGGTTTGGACTTCAAGATATGGAAAATAAATTGATAAACTACGACCCTGAGATAAGTAGCGAACATATCGCGAACACATCTATTTTTAAAGCAATTGTTGGAGGAGACCCAGTTGAGATAGAGCGTAAGTTTAAAAACAGTTATAGAGCTCGATTCTTTTGCAAGTTAATATATGCAGCGAATGAGTTGCCGAGTATCCGAGATAGGAGCCATGGGTTCTTTAGTAGATTAATCATTATACCTTTTGAGCAAACGTTTTCTGAAGAGAAAGGCAACATAGATAGGAACATAGGCATGAAGCTAAGTAAGGAGATGAGCGGGGTTTTTAATTGGGCGTTTACAGGATTACAACGCTTGACAAAAGAAAGCAGTTTTACTAAACCAGTTAAATCAAAGCTAAGGCTCGATGAGTATAAGCTGGAGAATAACAGTCTCCTACAGTTTGTCGAAGAGCTATGTGTCTTTGATTTACATGGAAAAGTAACATCGAGGAGATTCTTTAGTGAATATGTGCAGTTCTGCAAAGAGAGCAATTTAAGAGCATTTTCAATAAAGAAAGTAGGTATTGAATTAGCAAAGCTAGAAAATATACAACGCAAGTACATGAGCAATGTTGCTACATATGTAGGCATAACTCTTAGAGATGCTGATATGTATTGACGATATTGAGTATGTAGAAGGGTTGCCTATTGTATATAGATACTATATAATTAAAAATGAAGGAGGTGAGTAATATGGTAGATAAAGATAATAGAGTACAATTTAATTTGTGGGTTGATAAAGGCGACGTTAAATGGATAAATGACATGACTGAAAAATATCCGTTTTATGTTTCAGCAAATGAGTTTCTGCGTCAGTTAATTGGTGAGAGTAAGCATGAGTGGGAAAACGGTGGTATGAAAAAAGACCCTTCGTTTTTTGTATACATTGAAGGAAAATTTAGATAAGAAGGAGAGATAGATGTTTTATTTGCAAAAGACAATGGAAATAAGCGGCTCACATAAGCTGAAACTAAATTATGATAGCCCTTGCTCAAGAGTACACGGCCATAATTGGATGGTTACAGTTTATTGTAAAAGCGATAAATTAGATGAAAACGGCATGATTGTTGATTTCTCTAAAATTAAAAAAGTAGTTTTCGCCCTAGACCACGAACACATTAACGACCATGTTACTTTTAATCCTACTGCAGAGCTATTAGCAGAATGGATTTGCGCTAGAGTCCCGTCTTGTTACAAAGTAGATGTAGAAGAAACTAAGAATAACGTTGCTACTTACGTGAGGGATGACGCATGAAGATAAATGAAATATTTTATTCAATTCAAGGTGAAGGAACTCACGTAGGAACTCCTGTTATATTCATTAGATTGAGTGGATGTAATTTAAGTTGCGAGTGGTGTGATACTAAATACCACGACACTGTATACTTTGATTTGAATCCGGTTACTCTTAATAACTACTTGAGCGATAAGTTCCCAGCATACAGACACGTACCTATAGTATTTACAGGTGGAGAGCCTATGTTACAGTACGCTGAAATATATACATTTATCCAAATGTATGAGTTAAATTGCTATGTCGAAACAAATGGTACTTTGAATTCATTTAAGAATCAAGCGAATCTGATTGATTGGATTACGTGTTCGCCAAAGAACGGAGAAATGCCAAAAATTAGCGAGGTAGATGAGTTAAAAGTAGTATGGGACAGTGGGCCGAAGGTTACTAAGGAGAGATTAGATTTATATGAATTGTGGGCAGCAGAACACCATGTACGTGCCCTTTATTTACAACCTTGTTTTGGAAAAGATAACTTAGAAGAAGTAATTCAGATTATTGAAGAAAGAGAAGGAATGTGGAAACTATCGGTACAACTGCACAAGATGATAAACATTTCATAGATTGGGAAACTTACGGCGCTCTCATTAGATTATTGGGGGTTGAGTTACTCAAGCATGGACGCACTTTTAGTGGGGTATATGGACTGCCGCGCGGAGGCTCTATAATAGCAGTAGCGTTGTCTCATTTCTTGGGAATACCTTTTGTTACTTCGAAAGAGAACATCGAGCCGGAGACATTGATAGTAGATGATTTAGTTGATACCGGAGCACAATTATCCGCTTATCCAAATAATTTTAAAGCTACTTTGATTTGCAAACCTTGGGGGATACCTAAACCTGATTTATATATTTATGCAACAGAAGCATGGGTTGTGTATCCGTACGAAGAAGCAGGCACCAGTACCGTACGCAGCGAGGGCGCTATTGGTGAAAGTGAAGGAATTTATCCAGGTATGATTTCAGGCGTTCTTTAAATAACGGGTGACTTTCTTAGATAAGTGTTATATAATATTAATATAACATTCGGGAGGTATGAAATGGTAAAATGTAAAAAGTGTGGTAGACATAGAGATAGTGATTTTATAAAGGTAACACCTTGTCTTACATGTGGTGACACATCAGACATGGACCAAGTCTTTCGAGATAAATTAGAAAAGACAAAAGAGGAATCGTTGAAACGTAAAAAAGACAGACTAGAACTAATATCAACTTCGGACTGCGAAGGTGGTTCTCAGGGGGAGATACTCAGATTATATAAACAAGGTAAAACCTTTGAAGAGATACAAGCAACAGTACTTAGTGTTAAAGACAGTACTATTAAAGCTACCATCTCAGAATATGAAAGGCTCATTTTGAAAAAGACAGCACAAAAGGGAAAAGGAATTTGTGAGCAGATAAGAGATTTGATAAATAAAGGGAAGACTGACGAAGAAATTTTAAAGGAGTTATCTGCGCAATCTCCTAGTATGAACACAGTGCGCACACAACGTTACAACTTAAAAAGAAAGGAGAAAAAGCATGGATGATGAAAAGACAGCAGTAGTAATAATTAGTGGAGGTATGGATTCGACGACCCTGTTATACGATATTATAGATAGAGGATATAAAGTATTCGCATTATCGTTTGACTATAATCAGAAGCACAGAAGAGAATTAGAATGTGCAGTCGCAACTTGTAAGAAGTTGGGAGTATCTCATAAAATATTAGACTTATCAATACTGAATGATATTGCGCCCTCAGCTCTAACAAGAGATGATTGGGAAGTACCGACAGGGCACTATAAAGCAGATAATATGAAAGAGACAGTGGTTGCTAACAGGAATATGATTATGTTAAGTTTGGCAGGAGCTTATGCAATAAGCAATAAGGCGACTAAATTATATTACGGGGCTCATGCTGGAGACCATGCTATTTATCCAGACTGTAGAGCAGAGTTTATTGATGCGATGAAAGTAGCATTTCTACTTTGTGATTGGAGTCTACTCCGACTAGAGGCGCCTTACTGGGCCATAGATAAGGGCGACATAGTAATGATAGGTACACACCTCGGTGTAGATTATAGCCTTACTCACACTTGTTATAACGCAGGACCTGAGGCGTGTGGTAAGTGCGGTTCTTGTACGGAGCGATTAGAAGGATTCAAAAAAGCAGGGCTAATAGACCCTGTTGTGTACAAGGGACTGTAGCGTGAGAACAAAACCTAAGTTTCATGCTAAGTTAAAGCCGGAGTTTTTCAAGAAGTATCTACGCAGACGGTACAATCTTGTAAAAGCAGACGAGCTTGAATTAGAATTTGGTAGGCGCGGCGTTAGGATGTCTGTGCATTTAGATAAAAAAGAAAAGGAGATATTATGTTCAATAAAGAGAAAGTTAAAAACGCAATAACATTATTGCTAGAAGGTCTTGGCGAAGACATTACCAGAGACGGGCTACTCGCCACCCCTGACCGAGTAGCCCGCATGTATGAAGCAGTATTAACCGGATACGATGAAGATACAGAACAACATGTTCGTATGTTTGAGAGCGACAGCACTGATATGGTAATCGTAAAAAATATACCTATCTACAGCTTCTGCGAACACCACATAGCCCTATTCCAAGGAGTTATGCATATCGGATATATTCCGAATGGTAAAGTTATAGGAATAAGTAAGCTCGTAAGGATTGCTAGAGTATTCGCCAAACGGCTTCAGATTCAAGAACGTTTAACTATGCAGGTGGTTGATGAGTTGCAGAAATTATTAGCCCCAGTTGGTGTGGCAGTTTATATGGAAGCAGAACATACTTGTATGACAATTAGAGGTGTGAGAGCACCTGGAGCTACAACAGTTACGTCAGCTATGCGTGGTGTGTTTCTAGAAAAAGATAATAACGCTCGTATGGAATTTATGGCGGCGATAGCAAAATGAGTTGACAGTGATAACAGTGAAAGGTCAAAGATACAAGTGACTAATTATGTATACGCATTAAAACGAGGAGGATTAATAAAATGAAGGCAAAAGATTACATATTACAATACACAGCGGACATTGCAGAGCCCTGGCTCTCGAAGGACATAGTCCGATACGTAACGGAAAAAAGCGGAGGTACTTATAAACCGAATTATTTGAAATTATTATTACCCAAATTAGTTGTTAATAACTCAGGGCGCCCTTTTGTTGGAGTAAGTGGTGACTTTTTCTATCAACGAGACGGGAAGTTGTTTGCGTACAATAAAGAAGAGTATTCCGGCGACTATTTTGGAGCTTTGACAGAAGGTACTTCTGTAGAACGAGTAGCGCGGTTCTTAAACAACGTAAATCCCCCCAAAGAACTGAAAGTAGATACAAGCAATCCCACTATATTATTAATTACACAGTGCAGCGCTTCTAAAGAAAAAAAAGAATGTCCTGCACAGGATATGTACTTGGGGAAGGGAGCTCTCCTTATAAAAGAACTTCTAGAACAGCGCCTCGGTAAAACCCCGAGCATCTCCCACTATATACTATCAGCCGGATATGGACTGGTGCACGGTGAAACTCGCATTAAGCCCTATGACAATACTTTCAAAATGTTGAAACCGGGAGATTACAGACAAGTAGATGAAGCTCTCAAAGTTACAGAAAATTTCACAATGCTACTGGAGCACATCCAAGCCTCCCTAGTAGTACTCTGTCTAGGTAAAAAGTATCTAGGTTTGATAAATATAAATAGGATACCTGTGAAGCATCGTTCAAAAGTAGTGCTGTTGGGACATCCCGGATTAAGAACCCCTGGTTTTAAAACTATCAACTATAACAAAGAACAGTTGAAACGCTTTGGTACTGGTGAAATCACTCGGAAAGAAGCTATCATATCGTATTTACTTACAGAATATACTTTAGAAGAACTCCAAGAAGATGTTACTTACGAGCTTTTCAACGGAGGTGATTCAGAATGAGTTGGTTAGGTGACCATGAGAAGCCTAAATCAGTAATACCGCCGTACAGAACAAGCCGTTGGCCAAATGACCATACGAAAGTGGATGACGGTTTCAAAGAAGCAATAAATCCATCGCACTATCGTAAAGGAGGCGTAGAAACGATTGATTTTATCGAAGCAAAAAAGTTAAATTTCAACAGAGGTAACGTAGTTAAATATACAACGAGAGCAGGCTCTAAGTACGATGAGTTAGAAGACTTAGACAAAGCAGAATGGTATATTCAAAGAGAGAAAGCGAGGATAAGAAATGCAATTAGCACTAATACCGCCACATAAGTATTTAAAAACGTATCAAGACGAAAGTGATTTATTCATGTGCCTGGCTCCTTTTCTCGAGGACCCAGCTTATTTTGAGTTCTTTGTTCAAAAAGCAAGAGAAGGTAAGTATGTTATGATGGATAATGGCGCAGCTGAAGGAAAGTTGCTCACCGGAAAAGAGCAAATGCAATGGGCACTAGCTCTAAAGCCACATGAGGTTATAGCTCCAGATTATCTGCACGATGGTCAAAAAACGAGAGGCGCTACTGAACAATTTTTAGACGAACACTACGACGAACTAGCAGAGCATAACATAGCAGTTAACGCAGTAGTTCAAGGAGCTACACTAGAAGACGCCCTATGTACATTAGATACTTTTGAGGCAGATGGACGCATTGAGGTAATAAGCTTACCGTTTGCAGGATTAGACTTCTTCAGTGATTTTAATGTTCCTGAAGCAATAAACAAAACACAGCGTAACGCTTTAAGTCGCCTCTGGTTTACGAAGACAGTTTATATTACTAAGCCGGTGCACTTGCTGGGATTATATCAACCTTTAGAATTGTCATACCACAACGATACTATCCGGAGCTGTGATACTAGCCTACCTTTTAAAATGACGCTGGTACACGATTTAATACTGGGGTCAGGTATTGGTGAAAAGCCTGATTTCGGAGATGAATATTTTACTTCTTCTCTAGACAACGTACAATCTCTGGCAGCCCATAATATAAGGGAGTTACAAAATCATGCTAAAAATAAATTTAACTAATAAAGACGCAAAGAAACCAACAAGAGCTTATAAAGGAGACGTAGGACTTGACTGCTATGCATCTGAGGAGATTGCGATAGCACCAGGCGGGCGCGCTGAAATTAAACTAGGTATCTCGCTGGATATCCCTGAGGGGTATTGGGTTCATATCCAGACAAGGTCTTCAATAGCGAGGCGCGGCGTTCAGATGCACGGAGGTGTTGTTGATTCTGGTTTTAAAGGCGAATTATCCCTATTTACGTTCAATCACGGTGACAAAAGATTTGCTGTTGTCAAAGGAGATAAAGTCTGCCAGCTTATACTTCATAAAGTATACGACGACGGGGTAGCGCCTCAAATAGTGCACGAGAGAGGGGAAAATGGATATGGAAGCTCAAATCACGTCTAAACTAATAGCGATAGATACTGAAACTACGGGCTTTCGATATTATGATGGCCAGTATCCTTTCCTGTTAACGGCCTGGGACGGTAAAAAAGGATACGCTTTTAAGAACATAGAAGAAGCTCGATATTTTCTAGAAGATGAAACTATTACAAAAATAGGACATAACCTGAAGTTTGATTTAAAAATGTTAAAGAGCATAGGAATAGAGGTCAAAGGCCAATGTTATGATACTATGGTTATGGCACACCTCTTTAATGAAAACCTAGCCTCAAAGAGCCTAGCGTACCTATCCACCACATTCCTAGATGATGAAAAAACAGCAGACACCGTTACAGCATGGCGTAAAGCTAATAAGTATACGGACAAACGTATGAAAGAGGAGGATAGGTCCTTTTACGAATTGGTTCCTGACGAGATTATGATTCCGTATGGTATCAAAGATACTGAATTGACTTATAAATTGTTCTTCTTTTTCAAAGAGCGAATAGAGGATATGGATTTATGGCCCTTGTTTATGAACGAATGCGCTCTTATGCAAGTACTGACCGAGGTAGAATACAGAGGAGTAGAAGTAGACATAGAATATCTTGAGCAATTTAAAAAAGAATTAGAACCAGATTTAGAAGAAGCTGCTCAAAAAGTATTTGAGATGGTCCAAGAAGAATTTGATATCGCATCTAACAAACAGCTGGGAGAGATTCTAAAGCGTAAATTAGGTATTCAACTTACGCTAACAGCTAAAGGAAATCCAAACGCAGCCAAAGACGCCCTACAAAAGCTAGGTCACCCTATAGCTCAGTTAATCCTCAACTACAGACACCTCTACAAGATTTATAAGACATATGTAGTAGGTTTACTTGAGGCGCAGAAAGACGGAGTAGTACATTGCGATTTACATCAAATAGGAGCTCGTACAGGGCGCTTCAGTTCTTTTTCTCCGAACCTACAGAATATCCCTAAGAAAGACCCTAGGATACGACGTTCTTTTCTAAGTAGAGAAGGATACACCACTTACTATATTGATTATAAACAGATGGAGTATCGTATGTTTGCTGAGTACGCTCAGGACGAATGGCTTATCAACGAAATAAAAAATGGAGCCGATTTCCACGATGTAGTAGCACAACAGTTGAACTTAAACAGAGTGCAGGCTAAGAATCTAAACTTCGGTCTTATATATGGTATGGGAGTACCTACCCTAATGGAGAAGTTAGAGTTAGTAGTAACCCCTGAAGAATTGAAGAATCCACTGTTACTAGAAGAGGCGCAAGGCTACTACAACTGGTATATGAAGCGCTTTAAAAGAGAGCCTTTTGCGAACACACCTGAAGTATTTATCAAGTATGGCAAAGCTAAGAAAATAAAAGATGCTTATTTCAGTAGGTTCAAAACAGTAGACCCTTTCATAAGAAATATTAAAAAGACCGTTCAAGAAAGAGGATTTATATTTAATAAATTCAAGCGAAGACGTAGACTCGAAAAAGATAAAGCATACAAAGCAGTAAACGCACTTTGTCAAGGATGCTGCGCCGACGTAGTTAAGCACTCAATGGTAAGCATTGGTAAAGACTTAGAGGGCACTCAGTCGAATCTAATCCTTATGATTCACGATGAGGTTTGGGTTGAAATAAGAGATGGTGAGGAATATCTTTTAGAAAAAGTAGTACATCATTTAACCAATTGGGGTCATATGTTCGATGTCCCACTAGAGGTAGATATAGAGTATTCAAATACCCATTGGGGAGATAAGAAATTACAGGAGGCAACCAGTGCTTGAGATTAAACTACAATCTAAATGGATAGCCAAGTTGAAGAAAGATTTAAGGAACTGTTGGATTATGAAAGCGACTGTTACAAATAAGGCAGGTGCTCCTGACGCTATTTTGATTTATAAAGGGAGAGCTGTTGCAATTGAATTTAAGATACACCCTAATAAACTGTCTATGAAACAAGAGTATGAACGTACCTTATTACTCAACGCAGGAGCTCTATATTTCGTAGTCGACCAGTTTACAGATTATAAGAAAACATTAGAAACAATAAATGCGAAGTGCCCTGGATTTTACCACGTTCAAGATATATAATTAAACTATAAGAGGAGGATAAAAATGAAAATAGTGAGTTTAACAGATGAGGCTGAGTACTTTGGAGATGTAGAAAGACACGGGCTCTGGAAGCCAGAGTGTCCGTATTGTCCTAACGAAAGTGGCATTGAGGCAGAAGCAGATGCTTATTTCGTAGCTACCTGCAATAGTTGCGGTAAACAATTCAGAGTGGAGGGAATTTAATGACACAATTAGTAGACCATTGGTCTTATTCATCAATAGCGCAATACTTGAGATGTCCTTGGGCCTGGTACAAGACATATGTAGAGAAAGCACCTAGAGAAAGTAAAGATGTATTTAAAATAGGAACAGCACTGCATTATATGCTTGAATGCAACGCTATCGAGTTTGCCCGGACAGGAAAGAGGTTGAGTCAAGCAGATTCAGTGCTCAAATTTAAAGAAGAATGGGCGAAAAGTCATACACTACTGGTTCAATCGTATTTTCAAGCAGATAAATGGCTTGAACCTATGGGCGAAGACTTCATAGAGCATAAGTTTAAATTAGACTGCTTCGGAGTACCTCTTCACGGAGTTATTGATATTATAACTAAAGATGGGAGAGTAGTTGACTATAAAACATCGAAAAAACCGTATTATACGCATCAAGTAGAGGAGTCGCTTCAATTGTCTTTATACGCGGGCGTTTATTACAATTTATTTAATAAGTTGCCTAAGAAAGTAGGGTATCAGGTTATTATAAAAGATTATAGCGGTGTTCAAAATCTGTGGGATACAAGGACACTTAAACAGATTGAAGAAGCTAAGCTACTAGTAAAAAAATGCGATGACGAAGTTAATAGTAAAGAAATATTTGAAAAGAAAAAAGGCAGGCTGTGCCCTTGGTGTGTCTATGAAGGGGTATGTAATAATGAATCTAGATAAATATGTAAATGGAGAATATGATGCTCAGATAACGGAATTAATAAATGAAAAAGAAATAGATATGGTTGAGGGCATGCAGTGGATAAAACGATGCCAAGTGAGAGGTAACCGCACGGCAGAAGCTGTACACACTACTTTAAGCATGATGCAGGCTGTGTTTTTTACGAAAGACGAAGAGGTTCAAAAGGCCTTCCACGCAGCCGCCGTCCAAGACAATGTAGCACAGGTAGGAATAAGTACACTGGCCAGTACTCCTATGATTCCTCGAAATAAGGATTTAAAAAAATTAGCAGATACTTTTGTAAAGAAAGCCAAGGAATTCCAAGCTACCAAGAAACTGGTTATATTTCCTTACATCTGGCCAGTAGCTTTCGGTGATTCGATAGTAATGCTTCAATATATGATGCTTGAGAAACTTAAAGGCTGTACGGTTCTGGCAATATGTCCTACTAATAGGGACGATTTAAGAGAACTTTTCGAGACGTGTACTTGGTTAGATGGGGTAATTGATATTACTCTTATGGAAGAAGAAAAGAACAGGCAAATCTCCCTCACATTAAAACACCCAACAGGATTCCTAAACGTAGCTATACAAGAATACATTATCACTAGGATGTTAAGAGCTCTTCCGAAGGCTGCTATTTTTAAATATAGATATCTGCCTTATCTATTTGGAATGGAAAACAATCCTAAAATACAGACAGGCCTTCGAATATGGGAAGAAAGAGCCAGACTGTACTCACTAGGTATAACGCTCCCTAAGATAGTACCTACTCCTGCAGCTGAGCCTCTTAAGAAAATAACCGTTCACTTCAGAGAAGGTAAATATGGGGACTCTGAGGGTAGAGACATTAATCCTAACTACAGCCAAGATTTAATAGATGCTTTGGCAAAAGAGTATCCTGATTATGAAATAGTTAGGCTTGGAGATTCTTCAATGACTTTTCTAAACAATTGTTACAATGCTAGCCACGCTGATTTATCGGTGAGAGCTCAGATGGAACAGATACAGCAGTCCGAATTATTTATCGGCTGTCATTCAGCACCACAGATGCTTGCGGTAGCTTGTTCAGACACACCTATAATCTGTATAAATTATACGGCACAGGAGACTACTACAGATATGGAAACCGAAAACATTGCTAAACTTAGTTACGAGCCTATAAGTAAGCAGGTTAAGAAGATATTCTATGTGAAAATGCTGGGCAAAGACGGTGTTGAATTAATCCCAACTCAGAATAACCCACAGCGCGTAAGAGTAGAATATGAACCGATTGAGAACATAATGAAAGAAGTAAAAGGGGTATTGAATCATGGTTAGACGTCCACTAGAGAGAGAAAAGATTCCTAATTTCAATACGTTGTCATGTCTCATAGACAGAATGGTTATTGAACAAGTGAAGAAGACTATTTTTGAACTGAAGCAAGAGGAAGAAAAAGTGAATTATAAGGATAAGATACATATGCAGAAGAAAGCTTTAAAGAGCTTGCAAAGAGCTTTTATCGACTTTTGTATAAAGGCATGGTATCTAGGTGAGTACGAATACATAGAAGAAACGAGGACGTTTAAATGAGGTTTATGAAGAAAGCTCAAGCCAAAGGCCACGCTCTGGTATTTTTTAATGCAATAATACGGCTATCTGAGGCTAATTACCTCACAGGGGTTTGGGATAATAGAAGAAATTCACTTTGTAAGAAAGCATTTGAAGAGTTCACAGACCAAGAAAAAGCTTATCTTTATCATACTGAGAAAATGTCTAGAAAAAATGTTGAGCTACGTGCTGTTCATAGAACCGCTATCGACAGAGTTTTTAGAGAAATAATAAATATAAGTGAAAACTTGCCTTATGACGAGTAATCATATATAATTATATTATGGGTAGAAAAAAAATGTTAAGTCCTAAAGCTAAGATTCTTTCGATTGCTTTAACAACAGAGCAGTATGATAAGGTAGAAGCAGAGTGTCCAAAGGATATGAAGATATCTGTTTATGGGAGATTAAAATTGTTAGGAGAAATAAAATGAAATATTGGTTGTATAGATTAAAATGGCATTTAGCAAAGTACATAACTTGGGAGTATCCATTGCATGTTGATTTTGAATTAAGTACGCATTGTAATTTATCCTGTAGCTTTTGCCCACACAGCGAACATATACAGGACTTTAAAAAAGGCTTCATGGATTTTGATAGATACAAACAAATAATAGATGAGATAGCAGGTAAAGTACCCAGTATTAAATTCAATCTAAGAGGAGAATCAACATTACATCCCGATTTCGATTTATTCCTTAAATATGCACATAAGAAATTTATAGATATAAGAATTAATACTAATGGACAGTATAGAAATAAGGCTGTGTCGTTGTGGATGGCTCAGTATTGTACTGACATAAGCTTTAGTGTAGATGCTTTTTATAAAGATACGTATAAAGAAAAACGTGGTGGTGATTTTCAACTGCTCGAGAATAATATACTAGATACTATAAGAATGGTAGGTGGCTACCAACACAGGGCTAAGCTGACCTTATCATATGTATATACATCCAGTCATGAGTATGTAGAAATCGCAAAGTTTCGTATGCTTTGGGCCGCTCGATATCATAAAGTAAAATTTAATATAAGAGCAGCAATGGATAGAGTAACCCTAAAGGAGCAAATTACTAAAAAAGGTAAAATAAAAAAATTAGGAGATAAGGTTGCTGTAGGGAGAAAAGATTGTTTAATGCCGAGGAGAAGGCTTGTTGTTACTCATGATTTTAAAGTAGGATATTGCTGCTTACTTTGGCATAAACCAAGCTATCTACCGTTCAGTATTGATAGTAAAGAAGTAAAGCTATTAGATTATTGGAATCATCCGAGCTTATTGTGTATACGAGATAATCTCAAATTTCTTAGATTCGATGTATTGCCTAAAATGTGTAAAAATTGCGATAGTTCAGAATCTTACAAGTGGAGTAACTTATGATACACCCTAAAGCAATTATATTAATTCAATGCAGATACGACAGCAAAAGAGCACCTGGTAAAATACTGAGAGAATTAAAACCGGGTCTTTCATGCTTGGAGTATTTAATTCAAAGACTTGGGAAAACATCCTATAATTGTATAATAGCTACTACGGATAGAGATGCAGATTCGCCTATTTTCGACGCGTACTTACGTCTAAAAGGTAAATATAAGTACTTACTCGGATGCTTTCGTGGTGATGAAAAGAATATAGCTAGGAGGTTGTACGATGCTTCTAAAGGGTACGATTACATTATAAGAGTTACAGGTGATGATTTTTTCGTTGATACAGCTATTCTAGATTCAATGGCGGTAGAGGCGGTGTTGGCAGATGCGTCTTATACTTATCCTGAAAATCTCATAAGAGGTTGCGACAGTGATGTATTTAAAAGAGATTCTCTTGTAAAAGCCTTAGGGGAATACGACATGGCTGATGTCGAGAGCATAGAATTTCTATTTAAAAATACCGATACCTCAAAAGTATTCAAGGTTCCAGGCTCATACAAAAATCCAAGTATCAATTTAACACTGGATACGGAGGACGATTGGAAAGTAGTACAGTTGGTCTGGAAAAAACTATCTGTCATTAACTATTGCTTCAATACATGGGATATAGTAGAATTTATTACACGCAACTCATTTATAACAGATATGAATAAAGTGCCCTTGGTGACTGTGTATACTGTTTTTAAGGATTACCCTATTAAGTGGCTTCAAAATGCTATTGCGAGTTTGCAAGAACAAACATTTACTGATTACGAATTTATACTAATCGATTATGGTAGCAAGCAGATACACCAGTATTTAAAAGAAGTAAATAACGAAGAAAAAGTAAGAACCTTTTTTACCGATGAGCTGAACTTCATAGACAGCATCAACCTAGCTATAAAGAAAGCGAGAGGTAAGTATATTCTTAGGTTGGATGCCGACGATATGTTAATGCCGGATGCTTTAGAGAAGATGGTTAACTACCTGACGGAGCACAATTTCTACAGCGCTGTTATCCCGAATTTCGACGCTTTAACAGATAAACTGCTCATACACAATGTACCTGGTGATAAAGACAACATTATGTCTTGTGCTCTTATCGAGAAAAAAAAGTACAGTTTCGTTAAATTTAAAGAAACACAGTCTTTCAGAGATGGGACTACTTTACTTAAAAGTTTCAAAGAATACGGATTTAAAACAGGATATCTAGCGGAGCCTTTGTTTATTTACAGAGTACACGACAGAAGTTTAACGCACGACCCCAGTCGCCGCGGGCTAATAAAAGAAACGGATGCCGCAATAAATGACAAATAAAATAATAGATATACTGATGGCGGATTTAGATTTAACAGGATTGCGCCTAAGCGCCATGACTAATGTAGAGATGCTGGAGCTGTTTAAACACGACTTCCTAGTTATAAATGACTATGTGCCCTCGAATCAATTTGATAAAACTCAGATATTTCAGTACAGTAAATGTTTCATCGACGATTTTAAGAGAAGAGTATCCAAAGACTCACTGGGTCAAATCGTTGACTTTGCACAAATGATACAACAGTTAATGAAAAACGACGCTACTATAATAGACAGCTACTATACCAGAACTTTATTAAGGCTATACAGTTATGCAGTGGCCCAGCTTCGTAAAAGTGAAATCCCAGATGCGATGCTGACAAAGGATTTTCTATAAAATGGCATTGCTTAAAATATTATCAAGCGGTGAGGAAAATAATACACTTACCGCGGCAATGCTGACTGAGAATTTTTTTGTATCCCTCGGCGAGTTAATGAGATGCTCACATGACTCAGACATGACGAAGGAAATAGAAGAAAACGACAATATAGTATTTATGAAAGTGGAGGGTAATCAATGGAAATTATAGCAGGTCCGTGTAGTTTTGAATCGTATAAACAAACAAAAGATACAGTAAAATTTTTAACAGAACTAGGTATAAAATACATAAGGGGAGGGGCTCTAAAGTACAGGTCTATGCCGAAAGATTATCAAGGTACGCCAGCTGTATATAGGTGGATTGCAGATTTAAAAAAGGAATATTACTTTGAATTTGTTAATGAAATGTATGATTCTGAATCCGATTATAGACAAGATGTTGATATGATACAGGTAGGTAGCAGAAATCAAATGAATACTCATCTTTTAAAAGGATTAAACGGAATTGATAAACCGATACTATTAAAACGACATTATGCATCTAGTATAAGTTCTTTTCTTGACCACGCTTCTTATTTAGATGAGTCAGAAGTAATATTGTGTCTCAGAGGTATAATGGGGTTATGGCCCCAAGAGCAGCGCTTTATGCCTGACGTTACAGACATCGCCAGACTAAGAGAATTAATGCACCAAAGAGGGCTTTTTAATAAGCGCGTAGATGTTTTAAAAGTAAAAGATATTAAATTAAAACATAAAATATGCTACGACGTAAGTCATTCTGCGTGCGATAGTAAATACGTTAAGAATTTAATCAAATGCGCTAAAGTTTATGAACCTGATTACCTAATGATTGAAGTACACAATCGTCCGAAGAAAGCGCTATCAGATGCTCAGCAACAAATAAATTTCGCGACCTTTGAGTCTTGGGTTAACGAAGGTCTTTTCGAAACAAATAAGAAGGAGTAAATATGTTAAACAAATTAGAGCCAATTAATAAAACGATAGAAGTTACTATGATGTACGATAAAAGCAGAGTAGAAATAGAATGTCCCTTATGTCACAAAGAGGAGTGGGAGTTCCTAGACCATATCAGAAAACCAATAGTAGATAATCATCTATGTATTTGCAGAAATTGCGGGTTCATTAGTTATAATCCACAGCTGAAAGATATTCAAGAGTGGTATAACAAAGAGGTACGCTCCCAAGACCTGGCTTTTCTTAATACTAAATTTAGTAAACTTGAGATGCATAAGAAAATGATAGGTGCTTATATGGCTGATAATATAGATAAAGGCAATACCTATAATAACGCATTAGATTTCGGATGCAGTGATGGTTATCTATTGAAGTATCTACGTGACGAAAATTTAATAAAAACAGCAAAAGGAATAGAACTTAACCCGGGACATGCCAACTGGGCAAGGCATATTTATGATTTAGATATCTCATCCAGTGATGATACCTCTGTGTATAAGGACGGTAGCTTCGATTTAATCGTGTGTTACCATGTACTTGAGCATATCCAACAGCCAGATTTACTTCTCAAGGAATTCAACAGAATTCTGTCGGATACGGGGATTCTATACATAGGATTGCCTACTATAGATAGACTAGATTACACTACGCGCTATGATTTATTCAAAGATGAGCATATTAACATGTTTTCAGACAACACCCTTCGATATTTTTTAGCAGTAAATGGCTTTGAATCTGTATTTGAAAATAATTATTTATATGGCACCGCTATTATATTTAAGAAAACAAAAACAAAAGCACCTAAAATGTCCTGCTACGATGAAAATATTGAGTTACTTGACCGCATAAACGCCTGTTATACGTTAAGAGATAGAGCAGATAAGTGTACAGCTACAGGTGATGTCGGAGGTACAAAAAAGAATTTAGTCGAAGCATTGAAGAATTACAACAACTTTCCAGAATTGATTATTAAGTATTCCAGCTTAAATGACGCTATCGATGAACAAGACATTCTTGAAGAGTATATTAAATTCAAACCTCACTTCTGGGAGCTCCACACAGCTCTCGGGCTCAGCTTATTTAGAGAAGGTAATTTTGATAAAGCGGAAGAATCACTCTTAAAAGCTACCGAGCTAAAGGGGAAAAATGCTATGTGCCTGATTCACCTGGGTCAAATAAAGTATTATCAAAAAGATTTTATTGGAGCTATCGAGTATCTACGGGAATGCTGGAAAATGGAACCTTACAATCAAAGTGCTTTTGAATTGCTTGCTACTATATTGGCTAAAATGTAATATGGCTGATTTCACTTATATTACGGAGCCATATAAGCATCAGGCTGAGGCGCTTGAGCTCTACAAAGACAGAGATTCTTTAGCCTTATTCTGGGAAATGGGAACAGGTAAGACCAAAGCTACTATAGACCTTATGCGATATAAGTCATACGGTCTCGGACACCCTTGCAGAGCCCTGGTAGTGGCCCCTAATATTGCGCTACAAAACTGGGTTAATGAAATTGAGATGCACAGCAAACTAAAGGGAATAGTATTGCAAGGCACTAAAGCTAAGCGACTCCGCAACTTGGCAAATGAAGACTTCTCTATTAAAGTAATAAATTACGAGGGACTAAAAACTATACAAAAAGAGTTATCCGCGACGCCATTCGACTGCCTAGTTATAGATGAGAGCCAACGCGTTAAGAATAGCAAGGCTATTAGAACTAGGATATTGACTCATATGTCGAAGAAGATAGATATCAGGTACTTATTGTCTGGAACACCGGTCCTTAACAATTCGTTAGATATATTTAGCCAATACTTAATACTTGATAGAGGTGAAATCTTTGGGTCGAGTTTTTATGCGTTCCGGAATAAATACTTCGAAGATAAGAACGCAGGAAGAGCTGGTACAAGATATTACTTTCCTAACTTTGCACCGAAACCAGATACTACTAAATTATTAAATAAACTTATAATGCAGAAGGCGGATAGGCGTAAAAAAGAGGAATGCCTAGATTTACCACCAAAGGTTTATCAAACATTACAAATCCCTATGGAGCCTGAGCAGCAGAAGGCGTATAATGAGATGAAGAAAGAACTGATTACTTTCTTCCAAGAACACCCAGTAACTGCGTCTACGGCTGTAGTCAAACTAGTGCGCTTGAACCAGATTGCATCAGGGTACGTAGGTTCCGAAAATGCAGGCGAGATAGCTTTTAAACGTAATCCTAAGATAGAAGCCTTAAAAGAAATACTGGCAGATATAGCACAAGACCATAAAGTTATCATCTGGGCGATATTTAGAAACAATATTAAAGCCTTAGAAAAGGCGCTGCAAGAATATAATCCATCAGTTATATACGGAGACACAAAGGATAAAGTTGCTGAGCAAGATAAATTTAGGAAAGACCCAACGTGCAGAATATGTATAGCTAATCCTCAATCTGCGGGCCTTGCAATTAATCTCGTAGAAGCTGATTATACTATTTATTTCAGCCATAGCTTTAACCTAGAGCACAGATTACAGAGTGAAGATAGAAATCACAGAGGAGGCTCAGAAATCCACGAAAAAATAACTTACATCGATTTAGTGAGCGCAGGCTCAGTTGACGAGGTTATTTTAAAAGCATTGAAAAGTAAAGAGAACCTCGCAAAAACGATAATTGAAAGACTTCCTGAGATTCTGTGATATCCATTAAAAAATCGAAATATATATATATCTTGATATTCTTATGTATTTGCTATATTATTATAATATAACATGAGGAGGTGAGAAAATGAGGAAAATGACAAGACTCGCAGAAAAATTAGCTAAGCTACGCTTGCGTAAGGAAAAAGCTAAAGCTACGGCAGACGCGATAGATACTCAGATAGAGGAAACTCAAGAACGCATGATTCAAGATATGCTTAACAACAATCTACAGAGTTTTAATTTAGTAGGAGTTGGTACTATATTCCTATCAAAATCAGACTATCCATCAATCGAGGATGTGAGCGTCTTCTATAAGTATCTAAGGGATACGAAGCAAGGCGATATTATCAAAGAGACAGTCCACTCTCAAACTTTAAGAGGATGGTGGAATGGCCAAGAAGAGAAACCTGTAGCTGCAGCAATAGGCTTAGGTGTTTATAGTAAGATGCAAGTATCAATCAGAAAATAAGGAGGAAAGAAAATGGCAAAAGAAAAAACATTAGAAGATATCATGAAAGAAGACGCAGGCCTGGGACTTGAAGCATACGACCCAGCAGAAGAAAATAGAATCGGATTCATTAAGATAGTTCAAAAACTATCAAAGGAGTTTGATTTAGGAAAAGGAGTAGGTTCCTTAATCAATGGAGCTACAAAACAGACATTAGCTGAAGAGGGAGATGTGTTTAAATTCATTCCACTATACTATTTCAAGGATTACAGTATATGGGACAAAAAGAAATTTACGCTTATTAAAAGGTCATTAAATAAGGCAGATTTTACAGACGAAGAATTAGCATGGCACGACAGAGTTCCGCCAACAGCTCAAGAAAGTTTGAACTTCGTAGTTCTAAATGCGGCTGACCCGACAATACCTATGATACTATCGTTCACACGTACGAATGTAAAACAAGGTCAGGAATTTAGAATCTTATTATCTGATAAGATGACTACTGAGAATATCCCTACTTTCGGAGGCATCTATTCAATTAGGACTGTGGAAGAAAAGAACGCCAGTGGTAAATGGTCTACTTTTGCATCTGCTAAGTTCGTAGAAAAAGTAACTGATGTTGAGCTGTATACTAAGTTAAGAGGTTATCATAAAGAAATTTCTGCTATCAATTTTAACGTATTACTTGGTGGAGGCTCAGAGGCCTCTAAGGCAATACCTGAAGCAACTGCTACTATTGATTCAGACGCTAAATACTAGAGAGTAAAAAGATATCCCCAGAGTCAAGAGGAGTAGAGCCTCTGGGGATATGTAGTAAAAGTGATTATTTAAAGTTTGATTCCTTTTAGCCCTTTATCCCAGCCCTTATCGAAATCATCCCCAGCAACATTTAAATCTGTTGCTATCTTATTCCTTAACTTAATATCTTTAATTTTTTTTAACATATTATAATACACGAATAAACCTAGCTTGTTACCTACTGGTGCTCCACCTTCTTGAATTGCTTTACTTATTCCAGACTTAATCCATAGCCATACCCATATACCTCCTGTAAACAAACCGATTATGCTTGCTCCTATAGTAGTTACCATTTCGTTACCTATTAAATTCATGAAAATTTCCATTTTTTACCTCCTTCTTCCTTGGCTAGCGCCCCGTATAGGCTTAGAGTCACCTTTTTTTCCGACTCGTGGCGTTCCACCACAACTTCCTTTTTTAGCTGTCATTTTTTATCTCCTTTACATACATCTCAAAACCAAAATAATATCTCATCAAATCTTGCATAGAGCCTAGAAACTGCTGCGCCTCTTTCCACACGCAGTACTCTACATCTTTTCCGTTTTCTCGCATAAACCACTCTCGGTCATCTTTCGTTATAACTATCTTGTAACTCATTTATATCAACTACTTTCACGCCCGTTTTAGGGCTATATAGTAATATCTTACCTGAAGTTACTGCTCCTCTCTTGGTTGGATTATCGATATCGTCCATGACGTCCAGGTGCACCCAGTTGATATCTATCTCAAGACATTTAATGTGTTCAAACTTATTAATATTATCTATTATGAATTGCCTTACCTCAGCCGCCGGAATCATTTTACCATCCTTATAGCAATCGAAATCTAGAGCCATGCCTTTATAATGAGCCCCTTGCTTAGCACCAGTAGTAGAGGTAGATAGTCTATATCCTCTTTGACTCCATCTGCCAAACTTACCGCTTCTGAAACCCCACGTGTTAGCTATAATAGTCCAACCTGTTAATTTCTTTAAGGTATCCATAGTAAGCAGTATTCTAATATCGAAGAGCTTCCACGCTTCCTCTCCTAGAAAATCATATGTTTCTTTATCTACCCATTCCTTTATCCCAAACCCATCTGGCGTAAATCTTTTTCCGTACATCTAATTACTCCCTTATTCCTGAGTCTGAGCGAAACATTACACGCTCTAACGCGTCGATATCATCTTGATTCATCTCGATTTTCGCTTCATTTTTAATAACGATATCTTTAATCTCGAATACTGTTGTAGCTACCTGCATAAACCAGAACAAATAACCTGTAAGAATCACGGTGCATAAAGTGCCAACAAGCCCCCACATTATTTTAGCCCATTTAGAGCGCTCTTTTAAATAGAAGTCTGATTTATCAAAAAAAGTCCCTGTTTTTGGAGGTGCGTGTGTATACGTACAAGCATCACATTTCTTTTTTATTTGTTTCAGGTCGAAATAAATACCGTCTACAATACTCTGCTGAATCCCAATCAGCTCATCCAAAAATATTTCTATCTCTAATCTAAGTTCCTTTTCAGGAACCTTATCAGATAAAAATTTCAAGACAGCTCCTTTAAGTTTATCTCTTTCTACTTGTAGCAATGTTGGCAATGGTACCATTGTTATTTCCCCCTTTGGTTATTTTTTTTTATCAATATCATCTTAATTTCCAAAAAACAAGATATATACTCTTGCTGCGCCATAAGCTCCTCCATTACTAGTAACCGATGTTCTAAATGAAGATGTCGTTTTATATGCCGCGTTCCTATATGGATTTATATTAATATCACTATTTGCCGCGTCAGTTGCTAAATCATAAACTCCACCACCTGCAATTAGATATTCAGCGTCAGTCATATCTGTATCAAATGAAAAAGAAAAGCTCCCGGTAGCATTGTCAATAAGTGAACTACAGTTGAAATCATCAATTATTTCAGCTGTGGCAGTTGCTTTAAAATTAATCCAAGCTCTACAAGCTCCATCAACTAAATCACCAGTGTCTATTGTTTTTGTTCCGGCTACGTTAGATATTGCTTCAGCTTTTACTCCACCCATTACATCTCCTCAATAATTGCTTTCAATTCATGTACATCCGCAGCACCATCTATATCTGTTTGAAACAAATCGTATTTAGCTCTTACTAAAACTCTTCCAGCTTCTACAGCTACTTCATCAGTACCTGGTAGTTTCTTCATTATTTGCTCATCTAACGGTTCAAACTCCTTAGCTCTTGCAACTCGTCTTAAAACATGAGTATGTTCCTTTGCTTTATCTAAATCAATTCCTACCGTTTTACCGTCTTTCTTCCAAGCGTTTCTGAAGATTCTATCATTTGGTATTATTGATGTATCAACTATCTCAAACGCTTTCCCTAAAGGAACGTCTTTCTTTGCTATTTCTTCTATACTTAACTTACAGTTAGGTGATGGTATTAATACACTTACCCCACCTTCATCATTTTCAAATATTACTCTTTGCATTTTTTCCTCCTTTTTAACTTCCAAATACTGCTACGTGTGCTTCAAGGCAATCAGCAGGAATGGTATTGTAACTACCTGCAAACAATGCAAATGCTGATGTAGTCTGTGCTACGTTCCATCTAAGCATTATATTATTTAAGTATGAACTAGTGGGTTTTGAAGTACCTACAACACAATAATCTGCATCGTTCATGTTACTTGTAAAATTTACTGTATATAATCCATTACCATCGTCTGTAATACTTGATACGTTAAACTCATCATCAATAGCAGGGGTTCCTGCCGTTATTGTAAAACTGGCCCAGGCTCTGCATTGCGAAGACCCCAAGTTAGAAACAGATATATCACTACCGCTATCGGCTGCATTATTTAAAGTGTTTACATTTAATTGACTCATTATTTCTCCTTTAATATCCAGTTATTTCTTTTGCCGTAAGTGTTGATATAGGTACACCATTATAAATAGCAATACTATCAGTATAATTTTGGGTTCTATTTAAATATATGTTTGTAGCTTGACTTATATATTGGACTTTATATGTTACTGATGAACTTGTTGCTGGAGCATCTAAAAATTCAAACGAGTTACTTACTGATACATTCGCATCACCAGTTGTGTTTGCTCTAGTAGAAAAGCCAATCCTGCTACCAGTTGGAATCCCTACCCCAACAGTTGTACTCCCTCTTACAAGTCTAAATGCTACTGAAGCAGAAGTTGATGTGTGCATCCATAAAACCCATGTTATTAATACTTTATTTGTTGAATCTTGAGGAGTTAACGCTACGCTAAATCCCGGAACATCAGTCCACGTGTTAATAGTGCATGTAAAAGTTGATGGGTCATCTAATACTGTTTGTTCTATACCTACCATAATTTTTGAACTTCCTGCAATTTTAACCATTATTCATTCCTCCTATACTATTACCCATGTAGCGCCAACAGCTACTGTTATTGTATCACCTGTTGCTATCGTGAATGGCCCTGCTGTCATTGCGTTTCGCGTAGCAGCTACAGTATATGTATAACTGCTTCCGGGTGTGGTCTGCGCGTTTTCATAGAATATATCATCTATTGAACCACTACCTATAGCGTCTATGTATGTTTTTACTGCTTTTTCAGTTGGTAAAGCAGCATCTGAATCCCCCGCTAATGTACCGTCGGTCGATATCTCAGTAGCAGAATTTCCTCCGAGGTTTAAAAAACCCGACAATGTCAAGTTTGTCCACGATGCTGTACCGTCAAGTAAAGCCTCGAAGTTCTCCATTATCTTATTCTTACCTATAAAAGTATCGTTTCTTAATTCATGCCATGTCATTTTCTACTAATGCTCCTTTCGTTAACGTATTCTCAGTATTGAACCAAGCGCTGGGTGAGAAACAGAAGCGCTGGCAATTTCTATTCCTACAGCGCTTGACGCTACTATGGTCCAAGAGCCCCCACTAACTGTTGTATACGTCTCAACATCACCCGCTGTTCTTAAATACGCAAACCCAAAAACATGCCATGTTGCACCGGCGCTAGACACGACATTTACTTGATAAATTTCACCAATAGTCATATCTGCAATAGGTAGGACTACTAGATTAGCCGCTGGTGTTGGAGTTCCGCTAATAAGCGTATGATACACAGGTCCTGTGAAGGGCTGCGTACCCTCTACCATAGCCTCGAAGTTCGCCATTATTTTATTTTTTCTTATAAAAGTATCATCTCTTAAATCGTACCATGCCATTTTACTATACCTCCTCTATACTTCTCTTAACGTATACTGCGTGCTCTGGTCTCTCCAGGAATGCCTATATGCTATTACCCAGAAATCTTTAGAATCCCAGTCTATATTACCTATACTGCTGCCTACGTCGTCACTGTCGTAGTCTGTTCCTTCATATACTGCTGGATTATCCGAATCAGGACGCCAATTGATAGTTACCTTATCAAATAATTCTAAATCTCCTTCTAGAAATTCTGTTTTTATAGATATGCGCTCCTTAGGTTGGGCTTTTTCTTCGAGAAATGCGTCCGCTATATCGTAGATATAGTCTATATCATCTTGGAGGTATGGTGTCGTATTAAGCGAGTATGTCTTTTTACCATACTCATAAGCCGACGAAGTATCCTCGCGTACCAAGTAGTTATAAACTAGAGTATTGGTTGATAGTTCGAAGTTGACGTGCTGTACAGTCTCCTGCATCACTTGCGCGGGTATAGGTATAGCGAAATCTTGGGTGCCGAAATATCCTTTATATTTTTCTAACGATGTTAACGAGAACAAAGTCAAGGTAGCAGCTGTGGTGTGTCTTAGGCTGAAGAAGCCCAGCGCGTATCCTGACAGCTCTTCTGTGTTTAATTGTGCGCTCACATCTATGTAGCTAGTGGTGCCTGTAGCGTCTATCGTATATGTTAAGAACGGCTGTGTATCAAATAATGTAGCTAACTCCGTATCGTTCCGGAATCCATGTATAGTATTGTCTAACATCGTATTATCATTATAAAACCCAACATAACTGTACATAGTGGTGTCGCTTGGATATGTGAAGGCAAAACTCGATTTATATAAACTGTAGGCGGTCAGGGTAATATTACTATAAGTAACTCTGTTTCTGACTTTGGATATGCCATCGTCGTAGCTTGTTATAGCTAGGATATTATTGTTGCTGCCGTAATTATAAAAATTATGCGTTCCGTAGGGCTCATATTCTATATTATTGCTGAGCCGGTACGCTATATCTTTATAATCCGCGATAGCTCCGATGGTTGGACTTGATATTTTTAATGTATCAAATTCTATATCTATATTATTGAAAGTAGAAAATAATTTAAGGCCTGCTGTAGCTAAAGCATTATTGAGGACGGAACCAGGATATTCATCCGAAACATAAGTCCAATCTGAAACATATTTTCCATTTAATATGAATCTTCTTTTATTCTCTGCTGAATCAAATTCACTCGCAAAATAATAGGTTAATCCTGTTCTCAAATATAAAGGGAACTCTGTATCGTACACACTGCTGGTTAATATATCACTGGTGGCGCCAAAGCCGAAGGGGGGATCAGCTCCAATAATGCCGTTTAAATCGTAATAGCCAAAACCGTCTCTTGTTAAATTTATAAAATGATTATCGCCTGCCGTGGTTTTATTATACATACTAAATAGAGCTGTATCTGCCCCAAAATTTTGCCTAAGAATAGTTGAAGACGTTATTTCTACAGTCGCCTGGCTATTATAAACAGAAGCAGGTAATGATAAAACTAGTCCGATAGAACCCCGCTCTTTGTAGTAATAGGCCGGAAACGCCGATATGTTGTTTATTTTAAATACCATCTCAAAATTCTTCTGCGATGTCGTTAAAGCTATATCAAAAATGTTATCTTTATCCGAATAGAACTTTCTACTATTGTCTGAAGACAGCCCGCTACAGAGGGTGTTTGGTACAGTAGTTGTTCCTGAATATGCTATGCTAATATCAGTAGCTCCCATCGCGTCGATTATGTTCGAAGTGGTAGTGTTCTCATCGAAATTGTAATAATTTATAGCTCCTGCGGTTGGTATTAATATAGATGAAGAAGTATCTGTTACATAAGGACTGTCAAAATAAGTCATAAATATACTGCCATTTCTACTCATACCGAATAAGCTGTCAGTATCGTTAGCTACTTGCTCCATGATGTCGTACAGGTTACTAGTTTGTGCGTTGGTGTCTACTAGGTAGGGGTTATATCTTGGGGCGTTATATTTACAGTCTAGCCCGGACGCTTTAATCAGTGTATTTGAAATACTGAGGTAATCAGTCACAGCTACAACAGAGTTGGGTAAGTATTCACTGACAAGAACTTCTTTTAAATCTTCTATGAAACTCCTAACTCCTACAACAGCGCCATTGCTGTTCACGTTGTAGCGCATATTATCCCCTATGATTTTGCCTGTGAAGTTAGGGTCTTCTCTATAGTACGTATTTCCGTCTAACTTAAACCCGAAAGATATTTTTATTTTAGATTCATCTATATAATATTCCGTAGCTGCATCGTACCAAAGCGATTGCGCGCTGTCTCTTCTATTAAATTTTCTACTACTATTATCAAAAGTAAGACTTATATAATCTGACCTGACCACTCCGCTTAGATACTCTGTGTCATCTACTCCGGCTGATAAATCACCTATGCCGTCTAAGGTAAGATACTCAGTTATGTCTTGCCAATCCGCATCGTATGTATTAACTCCTGCAACTACGTAACGTCTCTTCAGCTCAACCATAGCGGTGGGTATAATTCCTTCTACTTTCATTAATGAAAGAAAAGTTGCTTTATCTAATGTCCCGCTCGCTCCGAAATCGGGGTATTGATTATCTATATCTGGAAGCCCATTCTGTGCTAAATGTGCCATTTTTCCCCTCCTCTATTTATTGCATCTCTTCGATTGTATACTGTACCTTTATAATATTAGTTAAATTTCTACTCGAGAACTCATACACGGTTTCAGGCGTAGTAATTTTACACTTAAACACATGTTGCGGTAACCAAGTATACATATTGACGTCAGACCCATTAGCATTGGGCCAGAACAAAAAAGACGTCTTTCTGCGCGCAAGTTCACTTACGAACTTTAAATCAGTACTCACCGCAGGGTCGACGTCTCCAATTAAATGGTCCCAAGCTATCTTTGCTGTGAAGTAATTACCTGAAGTTGAATAAACTGACCTACCTCCGTACAGTCTTTTAAAATTACTAAGGTCTACCATAGCTGGTACATATTTGCTTGGATTATAATTAAGGGTGAATTTCTCCTTTGTCATTATCATCTCACCGATATATGCTACATCATTATCTTGGGTGCCATCGAAAGTGACACCCATACCGTAGCAATCTACTGTACTAGATAAAGCACTATACGTAGTGCTCAGCGTATTATTAGTGTACGTAGTACTTGTATACCACGTAGTCCCTGTGTTTAAAACTATGCTGAAGTTGCTCAGGTTATGCTCACATATAAAGAAATTAGAGCAAGTATAGTAATCAGTAGTAGTAAGATACATAGCTCCGACAGCCGCCGAAAAATCCATAGTAGGAACCGCTCTGTTATCAATAACATTGCCAACGGTTGCAGACAATACCGAAGTACCTGTATAACTAGAGTAATACTCCAAGTAATTAATATCAAAAAACATCATATTATTTAGTGTCATAGTCTTCCCTGCTTTCTTAGCTTCTCTTTATTATTTTCGAACTTCTGCGTCATTAAGTCGAATTGGTCGCCTTCAATTACCATCGTGTTATGGATGACAGTCTCTCCACCAATCCCGCTGCCGAGCGCCTCTCTCAGTAGGTCCTTTGAGCTTTCGTTCTCAAGAGGGATAACCGCCTCTTTCTTGTTCTTTTCACCCATTCTATAGATACCTTCACCTGCGACGATTCCGCCTGTCTCTAATCCCTGAATAGTCGATATCCCGGTAGTAAACGCAGCGGCTGAAACACCCGCCTGTACTCCAAGCACTGCTGCTCCAAGATAATTCTTTGAGCCTATTGCCTTTGCTATTTGGCCTGCGAACCATGCAGCCGACTTAGCAGCTTCTGCCAATAGATAGTCGGTAGCCATCTTCTTGTACAGGTTCTTCATTATCTCAGCGTCCTCTTCCTTAGCCTTTCTTGTTTTAGCATCGTTATCTTCTATCATCCTTTGCTTTTTTATTTCCAAAGCTTCTATACTTTCCTGATATCTTTTGTTAGCTGATATTCTTTGGGTTAGGGTGCCAACTTCTGCTTGGGCGTAATCTCGGTCAATATCTTCACGCGCCCGGGCGAGGTCTGTCTCCATATCCTCACGCATTTCCTTAGCTTCTTTATCTATATCTATTTTACCTTGCACTACGTCCATGTATGCTTCGAGACTATCTACTGCTATGTCGCCTATTATATCATAGAACTCTTTTTCTCTTTTTATTTCTAACTTACGCTTCTGATTAAGTATATCCGCCCTATCATCATCATAGAGCTCAAGGTTCCCCATATACTTATCGTATATTGCAATTTTTTTATCTGCGTTATCGCCTACCTCCGTTAGCTCGGCGCGCATATCATCTTTGATTTCTTTTATGCGAGCGTCTCTATATCCTTTTTCTTTACCGAGATACTTAACTTTTAAATCACTGACTTGTTTCTCGGTCAGCCCATCTACTATTTTTAAATCTAATAATTCTTTCCGAGACATCTTTTCAGCACCTAGCAGCTCTACTATCAATGCTTGCTCTGCTAATACCCTGGCGGAGCCCTCACCCGCTAATGCCGCCATCTTCTCCTGCATAATATCAATAGGAGTTACTTTACCTCTTCCGGATTTAGCAGAAGCTAGCTTCAGCATTTTTTCCATCGCATCTTGTTGCTTCTTAGCCTCATCCTCAGCGACTTGGGCTAGGATTGCTGCTTCACCGCCTCTTTTCTTTATCTCAGCTTCCCATATTCTAAGAGCTGTCCCTGGTTTTACACCTGTTCCGCTTACCGAAGCTGTTATGTCTAATTGCTTCAGCATTAATAAATCAGTTCCTCCAGTTTGCGACATAGCACGTGCGTAAGCATCATCGGCACTTTCTCCAGAACCTCTACTCAAAGCTCTCGACTTGAGAGCTGGTAAAATATCTTCTTTGGTTCGTTTAAATTCAGTCATGGCTGCTCGAGCAGTACCTATTAGTTTATTTAACATAGACATAGCTGGACTCAGAATCCAAAGTAAATTATCTCCTAAAGTAGCACCTATAATTAAAACGTTATCTTTTAACTCGGACCATTGCCCAAGGAAGGTTTTGTTTTGACGGTCCATCATATTATAGAAACGGCCGCCTTCTTCAGACATGCCTTTAAATGCTTCCATTACAGACCCGAAGCCTATTTCACCGCGTTCAACCATCTTCTTAATCTCAGCTTCGGTTTTATTAAGAGCTGACGCAAGAGCTTTCGTCATAGGTACCCCTGCTATATTAAAATCCCTTAATTCCCTTCCGGTTAAATATGTTTGTGTTTTTACCTGGCCTAAGTTAAGAATTAATCGCTCAACTGGGACTGATAGACCTGAGGCGACATCACCTACTGCTTTCAAAGTAGGTATTAGTTGGTCTGCTTCAAATCCAACAGCAAGTAGCTGTTTTGCAGATGCCATAATCCCTGGGATTTGGAAAGGTGTTTTAGCTGCAAAGTCAACTAGGTCCTTAACTGCGTCTCTGGCTCTTTCGGCGCTGCCAAGCATGACCTCGAAAGATAAACTCCATTGTTCAAACTTAGCCGCGATGCCTACTGTACCTGCTATTGCTTTTTTAAGTAACTCTATGGCTAGGCGCATGGCTCCTATCGCGTCTACTACTGGTATGATGCCTGCTTTACCGAGTTTCTTAAACGCACCCGAAAGCTTATTGACACTCTTAGTACCTTCATCTAATTTCTTGGTCGTCTTATTTAAGTTATTAACTGTCTTATCAAATGTGTTAGTAACATCGACTACCTTACCTAATGTCGCGGTATATTTATCTTCGGCTGATATTTCTATTCCGTATTGTATATCAGACACTGTTTAATTCCTTATATATTTGTTTGAATGTTTCTATATCATTCTGCAGCAATACTATTTGTAAGATTCTGAGTATCTGTTTGTAAGTAATTGTCTTTTTAAGATACTCCATAAGTACTACTATGTCCTCACCTGGTCTTAGGAAAAGGTAAGTAAGGGCGGGGTAGAAGCTCTCCTGTTTTATCATCTCATCCAGCGTAACGGCATCTTTATTTAAAAGTATAAGCTGCATCATCTTACTTATTTGCCAATGTCGCAAAGGCCTTAGCGTATATACGCGCTCTCCAGCTATCGCTATTAGCGGCTTTGTATATTTCTCTGCAGTAGTCAGTTCTTCGGCTTTAAAGTTTTCTTTTACAATTTTATCTGTTCTTTTTATAAGATACTTAAGTCTGAGTATAAACCAGATAACAAATATTCCTACTCCTATGAAAATGCTCCCTAAAATATTTAATATCATCTTAAATTACCTGCTCCCTTTGTTATTTTGTCATTTGCTTCTTGTTCCCGAGTATATCTATTTTCTATTAACTGGAGGTACAAATTAACCTGCAGTACTGTCATTTCTCTTATCTCGGCCAGTGTCCAGCTGTATTCTTTTCCAAATATATCAAGCCATGTATAAAACATATGCTCTTCTATTTTTTGGACTGAGCTATTTTTTTTTTACCCCCTAATAATCCGAATGCTTTTAACGCTCTATCGATGTCGTTTTGAATCTGTATTACTTCTAATACTCTCGTTATTTGGTCTAAGGTGGCGTGTTTCCTAAGGTACTCGTATTCCTTATGAGTGCCTTCATACTGCTTTACCTCTGTTTCCTCGGCGGAGTGATTACTAAAGTATAGAATCAGCGCAATAGCTTTGAAATACTCATCCTCTAGAACCTCCATTGAGTCTCCGATGGCAGAAGACATGTCGTCGAACTGCATTCCATTTTCGGATAGCTTCTGGAGCATCTTTGAAAATAAAATACATAATCTTGTGTACTGTCTATATTTGAGCGGTTTTAATAAATAGAATCTATCCCCTACGAACACTTCGCGGGGAGTTTCATCAATAATAGACAGTTTATCATCTTCTTTGAAACCTTGTAGGTAGTCTCTTATTTGTAAATCTCTTTTTTTAATCTTACGTTTCCGCAACTTAAAAAAGGCTCTACGTACCGCGCTTCCTCCGAAAAAAACTGAAAAGCAAAACAGTACAACTAATAAACTACCTATAAGTATCAACATAATTAATAAGTACCAATAGTATTCGCGTCGGTAACTACTGTAATCAACATTGTAGTGGTACTGGCATCGCTAAAAATACTTCTAATAGGGTAGGATGCTTTGATTAACTCTGAAGGCCCTCCAACATTAGCGGTAGTTCCATTAAAATAACAGTTAAACGATTCAAATTGAATTGAATGTGTGTGTGTACTTGCAATCGTGTCACCACTATCAAATAAGGCGTATACATAACTTGTTGTTCCATTTAAGAATCTATTATATAGAGTTGTGTCATCAAACTGAGCACTAACATCGTATGTAACATCTTGCATTCCGGGAGTAAGTCCCTGTAAAGATGCACTTCCAATTCCTCTTGATTCTACAAAGTTATTACTAAGCGAACATGACCAAGAATCAACTACGGGTGCTGTTGCTGATGCGCTAGCATCTCCTATTTTGACTGAGCCGCCGACGAATGTATAAGGATTCAACGTTCTGTAGCTGGCTGTTCCGATAGTAGCCGCTGCTGCTTCATCTTTGGCAAGAATATCTACATCACACTTAAGAATATCATTAACACCACAGCTGAATTTAATTGAATTAAAAGCGCTTCCAGTATAGTTGAATGATGTACTTGTATCACTTGTATCTCTACACGCTCTGAATGTCATAGAAGTAAAGCTATTAATCCCTGCGATAAACTTATACTGATATACTCCTGCTGTCAAAGTGGTCATAGAATACGAATCTCCTATTGCGTTCTTCAAAAAACGAAGTACTGTTCCTGGAACAAGTGGAAAAGTTAATGAACCTCCTGCGCTGCTGTCAAGAGTAACTCTTTTTTTGTAGTGCTGCGTCCCATTTATTGCATCAACTAATTTCTCAGTAATGTCTTTTTTAAAACCCTCTGTATTATACTCAACAAAACCTGTAGGTGTAACTGCTGTTCCAAATGTTGTTTCCTCAGCATAACCTATATGACTCTTATACCCTATCTTCGCCATTGTCATCTACCTCCTTTTTTTCTACTTTCTTTGCTGCTTTCTTTTCTTTTACCACCTTAAAATGGCCCTGCCCTACTAAATCGTGGGCTTCCTTATCAGTAACTTCCATGACTTGCTCCTCCTCAGGGAGAGGCGCCATAGTACTGTAATTTAATAATGGAAAAGTAACACCCATTGGGCGATTCTTTAATGTTGGTATTTCCAACCCGTACTTCTTTATAAACTGTACTTTAACCATTTGTCATTACCTCCTTTCTTATTCTTGCTTGCTTCTGTATCTTTAGGATTCCAGACCCTGTTATATTAACAGTATCTATTCCTTTTTTATGCATCTGAGCCACAAACCCTAGTAACCATTTAGCGCTGAACTGCATGTTGTGGCTACATTGCACTATATTACCCGCTAAATCAATCATAGTGTAGTGGTTGTATAAACTCTTCTTTTTAATTTTTAAATTAAAATCTATAGGCTCTTCGCTCTGCTCCCCATAATAATCCCCCAATAGTGGAAAACTATAATTATAAGCAGCTAAATAAATTGCTCTATATCCTAAGATTAAGGCAGTCAACGCGTAAGCAGCATTTCCTACGTTGCTTCCAGCCGGAATTAAGTAAGTAGCTTTGTCTTTAAAATATTTACCAAAAATACGATGCGTCCTAATACTGTCTTTGTTTAAGTAAAAATATACTTTACCTTTACTCTTATTCCAATGCTCTGCCCATTTATAATTAGCAGTCGAAGCACTGAGTAAGGTAATGCGAGCACAAACTTCAGGAGCTATATCCCCATATTCTTCAAAACTGACTTGTGCATCACTTATCACACAGTACTTGGGAATTATTCCCATTACAAGACATGTCTTTAATGCTTTATCTATACAGATAACATCACACTCATAATGAAGTTTGCTACTCTTTATATCTCTGATATTCTCTTTCAACGATGTTCCGAAACTGAATATGATAGCTTTCTTGTTTTGACCTATTCCTGCTATATCATCTGCTTTCTCTGCAAAGGCAGCATTCTTTGAAGCATTTACATGCCATAGGTCGTGCCACCTCTCATAGGCGTGGTTCGATTGGGATTCTATTTCTGACTTACTTAGTAATTGCATTTTCCGAGCTCCTCTTCTTTTTAAATGCTTTTCAACAAACCTTTAACTTCCAAATTAATATTAGCTGCCATCTGAAATACGGATGATTCTCCTTTAAACTTGGCAACAAAATTTGTACTCTTAGGTAGTATATGTTCTACCTTGAAGCCGCCGCTGCTATACTTCCACAGCACTCTATTATACCTTAATATAGCTTCTATATTACTTACTAACTTCCATAAATTAACTTCAGCATCTGATAAACTGTGGTACAGCGCTTCTATTTTCATATCTAAGAATACT